TCATGTTCTGCTGAACCTCGGTAATCATCTGTTCCAATTCTCTTACGGTGGGCTTTCTTTTCTGCGCCATGTTCTCCACACCTCCCCATCTCCATTTAAACCTGTCTACAACCAAGACCCTGTGATTCCCCGAAGGGCGTTCTCAAGTGGGATGTAATCCCAACCCATGACCTCGTAATACGGAAGCACCTTATCAAAAATAAACTTGCGAGCCATGTGCGTGTAGCCTATCTCTGTTATGCCCTCAATCTCGGAGGGGTCGTCAAATGCGATGTAATCGCCATGTTCGTTGAGCGAACAGAGGAAATAGTCGTCTTTCTTGTAGCCTTTGCCGAGCGTCTCATTGGCCCACTTCGCACCAGCCCTTGCCTCACTCAACACTTTGTATTTTGACAGGTTGTCCTTCAACTTGGCCTTGATTGTCAAGTCTGCGATTGGGACTCTCCTGCCGACAACATCACCAATAGTTTTTGTAAGACTATTGGTGATGCGCTCCTGCGATTCACCTTGTAGGATGCCGTCAATGACTTGCCCCATAGCGTGTTTCATGGCTTGCGGAAGACGGGACTGCTTCAACTCAATACCTTTGACATACCTCTCGGCTTCGTGATATTCGCCTTCCGTCCAAGAGACGAGGCCACAATAGCGGTTCTTGGCGAGAATGAAGAAGGTCTCCGACCACTTCTCAAACTCCGTGATGATGGGGAACATTCGCTCATTGATTGTCGCAAGGGCGGCGATGCCCTGCTCTGGGTCTGGGACTTCGCACATGATGGAGTCGGTGTGTCCGTATCGGACGGGGAAGCCTAACTCCTCTGCGATTTCTCGCAACTCACCCAGAGTCTTGCGGGAAGTGTAGGTAATAGCGGCGGCAATATCGGGGTGATACAGTCCGTATTTCGCATCGCCAGCAACACCATACATGGATGCGACAAGCGACTTTGTAGCGTATTGCAGAGCATCGTAGGTTCGGGCTTCTCGTTCAGTCTCGGCTTCCGCTTTCAACTTCTTGTAGTGGTTTCGCAGGTCGGTCATTTTATCCATCTGGCGACAGAGCAGTCCCTTCTTGCTACGGTCAAAGCAAATCCCATTCCCACAGTCTTCCCCCTCGTCGGAGAGCGTCGTCCAGCAGATGCCGTATTTTTGGACATTGGAGTGATACATCGCTCGCACATCAAAAATACCGACATTCTTGTAGAGACCAGCCTGCGGTGTCATAATGTCAGCACCTTGATAGTCCACTTTAGCAAATTGTGGTTTGCTCGGCATTTTCAATTTGAAGTCCTTATCCATTAGACAGAGATTGCTGAAAACCTGCGTGATGAAAGCCGTAGAGCGAATATCGCAATTAGCAATATGCTGAATTGCCGTGAAATAACCGAGAGCATCAACGAGACCGTTGAGTCGGGGAAGAAGGTCTACATCCTGCCTTGCGTAGTCAAGGTATGTGCCGAAGTCCGTGTAATAGGTGTCGTGTCCATCTGCGAGAGGGACTTTGCGGTCTCCAAGACAAAACTCCGAGACTGCATCAAGCGACATAGCAGGCAACTGCCCGTTCTTGAGCGTCCACAACTTCTTGAAACCGACCATGAGGTCAATGACATTGATGCCTGCTATTGGTTGCGCCCAATCCCCGAAGTCGTAGCGCACACGGCGCATGGGCGACAGGACTCGCACATCAAGGTTGTTGGCTTTGAAACGCTTGAACAACTGCTGACAATCTGCATTGACTACATTCCATCCTGTGAGAATATCGGGGTCATGCTTCGCCATCAATTTAGCAAATGCTTCCAGCATGTCCCTCTCGTTAGCAAAACACTTGAAAGAACGGCCCTCGGTTGTGCAGGCATCCTTCCCGTATGGGTGTTGCTTCGCAGGTATGCTCTTGTAATTGCCTGCCTCGTAATCTCTGTGGTGGAAGAACACAAACTCGCCCTCCTGCGAATCTCGCACGACAATGATGGTGATTTCCCCATTGTCAATTTTCCACTCCATGTCAAAGAACCACACACGATGTTCATACATCGGGAAGGTATGACCCGACTCTGCGAGAACCTTGTTTGCGTGGTGAATGCTTCCCTCCCATGTGTCTACGCCCTCCGTGGAGCGAAGCATATCCTCTGTCGTGGCGAAGGTGATTTTTCGCAGGTCTTCTCCGTAGAGTCCCTTGTATTCACCAGCAAGAACGGTAAAGTGTGGCGTGAGGTTTCGTATGTCCGTCTCTCGGACATAACAGGTGGGGGCTTGGTTCAAGGTAAGCGACTGACGCTCTCCTTGCTCGTCTCGGTATCGCACAACGACTTCGTTGCGTCGGCCTCGCTCAACATTCACAACTCCTTCCCCCATACGGGTAGACCAGAGCAGAGGACATGAACACGGAGAAACAGACGCACATTCTTCATCCCCATAGCCCCGACCTTCTTGTAGCCCAACTTGCTGACAGTCTCCTCCAACTGCTTAACAGAGACTCCTTCTTGCGGATTGAGGCAGGTATAAATGTGGGTCGCTCCGAAGGTCTCTTTCAACTCCTCGTTGCGCCACTTTAGCAGGTCTGCGTGGTAGCCATGTCCTCTGGAATCCTCATCAACCCAAGTGTTGCCGACAAGGAACACGCCTTCATCAATTTCCGTAGCAGTCGTGTAGCCTATCGCGTGTTTATGACAGTCCATGTCATGTAGCATGACGAAAGTCATGCCTCTATCCATGATATTCGGATAGCCCTTCTCGCTTGCATATCTGTGGACGGAGAGACCCTCAACCTCCCGTCTCAATATCTCTCCTTCGTGGTAAATCTCTTTCCTCACCATACGATGAATTAGACCCCATGTTCATATAAACCCTACAACCAATCGGAGCCTTCGCTCTTGGGGAGGTCGTCAAGCCTCTTCTCCATACGCTCGGCCACATCTGGGTATAACTCGCACATCGTAGAGTTGCGACCTGTCAGTTGCGCCGCAACCGCAGTCGTCCCACTACCTCCGAAAGGGTCTAAGACCCAATCACCTTCGTCTGTGCTTGCGAGAACACACTTCATCGGCAATTCCACAGGGAAAGGGGCTTCATGCCCGCTTTTGCTAACGGGAGTCATGTCCCAGACCGTGAACAGGTTGTCGGGAACATAGTGATAGTCTGGGCTTTTTGCGAGCATGAAAATGGTCTCATGGCGAGGTATGGGTCGCTTGATGTAGGCTTCGGGTTGCGGATATGCCTTGCTCTTGTTCCAGATGATTTCACTTCGCAGAATCCAACCATCGGCTTGCAGAGCAAGAGCGAGTCGCCATCCCACACCGAGCAGGTTCTTGGGAGCGATACCCGCAACAGAGCGTGAACCCCATTTGTTGCGAGAGCCTTTACGCCCTCCCTCCTTGTAGTCCGAACCAGCACCGCCAGAGCCGTTGTAGCAGTCGCCCATGTTCAACCATAGTGTGCCGTCTTCGGTAAGGGAATCACGAACCTTGCGAAAGACCTCAACGAGACCCTCAATGTATTCATCAAGGTCTTGGTCTTTCCCAATTTCAGCCTCGTCGTCTCCGTAGGAACGCAGACCAAAATAAGGGGGCGAGGTAATACAACTGCGATACCTGCCCTCTTCCAAGTCAAGCGACAGAATGTCGCCTACCTTCACTTCATACAAGGTCAGTCCTCCGATAGACATTCTGCGGCCAGCCGCCTGTTATGCTCTTGTGGGATTGCACATACCCCCACTTCTCAATTATTCGCATAATCGCACCGACCATGTCAATTGTTATTGCGGAGCAATTCCGAACATGTCTGGATGCCTCGTCAAGGATTTGGTGATTGTTGATTGTCTCCCCTCGCTCAAGAGAGAGAACAACGGCCATGATTGCTATTTTGCGATGCAACTTCCTCATGGACATTGACTCCCCCATTTTGGAGAGAATGTCTCGTATTTCTTCGCATGTCATGTGGAGACCACGCGAGGCGATGTTTTGAATATCGCGCTCCGAAGCGTCTGCTCCCCACTCTGCGAGGTTCATACAATTCCTCGCTGGTAGACTGTGCCTCGCTGACCCTCAAGGACGAGGTGGAAGCCCTGCCCCTGCTCTCGGAAGTCAAGGACATAGAGGTTCACCTCTCCGAGGTCAAGGTTCTCAAGACCGCCCTCGCAGACCATCTCAAACGACCTGTCTGCGTAGATGAGGTCGCTCTGCTCTGCGATTTGAGATACGCTCTCGCCCTTCAACTCATCACCGACTCGCACACGGAGACCGCTTGCATCCTGCGTGAAGGAATAACGAGCCACCTTCTGTCCGTTGATGTTCCCCGAATTGATAGCGTCTGCGAGACCCGTAGGAGTCAGCATGACTTCTTGGTGATATTCAACGAGCGTCCCGTCTTGCAGACGGTAGCCGTTGGTATTGATTTTGTCCATCAAGTCTCGGCTCTTAGCGTCCCACTCTGCGATTGTCAGCGTGGTGTGCGGGAAAGCGAGAGCATCCTTTGACGCAGTCAGCGTAGTCTGCTTGCGAGGAGACTTAATCCGCAACTTGTCTTCGGTCTGTGCGATTTTCACAAGGCCCGAATGAGCCTTCAAAGCACCGAGCAACTTCTCAATGTCGGGAACAACAACTTCCTCTTTCGCTTGCACAACATCTGCCGTCATACGGGCAACAGAGGTGATACCATCACGGACGAGGCTTACGGTCTCCACGGAGTTATCACCGTGAGGCTTGATGATACAAGCCTGCACCTGCGGCATCAACTTACCGTTGATAACGGCCATCCTCTGTGTATTCTTCAACAGTCCAACAATGTCTTCCTTTCTTGCTTCAATCATGTTCTTCACAACTCCCCATGTTCCTTTAAACCCCTTCCTCGGAAAAGACTCCGACAGAGGCGACAGGTAATTTCAGTCTCATGGTCTACGGGAAGGTGGCGACCAAAAGCGTCCATGCCTCGGCACAGGAAATACCCTGCACCGTCCTTCACCATGACTTCGTAGTGCGTCCTCTTCTTACGACGCAACTCCGAGACTCTGCGGATTCGCAGGGCCACGCTATCACTCCCAGACCAAGAAGGGCAGACCCGTCCATTCAACCTTGCCGTCTTCCACTCGCAGAATCGTGTGGGTCGTGCCGAGGTGTTCTTGGTTCCAGCCTTTCATTTCTTCAATGGAGGCTCGGATTTCCCAACAGTTATCGGGCATGTTCGGGTCGTCTTTGACACCAGCCGCCCTGTCGCCCTGCTTCGTGTAGCGAGCAAGGAAAATCTGTTGCGAGAAGAGACGCATAGTCCCTTTCTCCCAATCGGGGGTCTCCCCGACCTTCATCAGTCCCTTCTGCCCATTTCCGAGGTCTGCGAATTGCTTCACATCCTTCAAGTGGAAAGTGAAGAAGACCGCATCAACAGGGAGTTGGTGCGCTCGGTTCATCACATCACGGAACAGTTGGTTGCGAATGCGCCACTCTGCTTGGTTAAACTTGTCGCCGTCCTCCACATTGATAGGGTTCTTGCTACGGTTCATCAAGACATAGGTCATGGCTTGCTCGCACCACTTGAGGAAGGAAGAACCTCCGTCAATGATAACTGCGCCGATTTCACCCTCTTTGGCTTGCTCACCAATGATTTTGATGAAGAAGCCCATTTTGTCTACAAGAGCAGTCCAATTCGTCGTGTTGTCTGCCTCAAAGAGGGAAGCATCCGTCTCGTCAAAGACGGGAACGACGCGAATGTTCTTGTCGTGGGCGTAATTCTTCGCAACGGTCTGCACCGCAGAGTTGTCAATGTCAATAATGACGATTTCCTTATCGGTGCGAGACCTTGCGATATCAATCGCAAGTCCCGTCTTGGCCGTGTTCTCTTTGCCCGTCAAGGACATACGGATTGGAGAGGAGGTCTCACGCTTTCGCATGAACAACTCTCGGTAGTGTTCAATCCCAAACACAGGTTTCTCTTCCGCAGGCTCGTTTGTCTTGGCTCCCCAACTCATTCTTCATCACTCCCAATCGTCGTCTTCTTCTGCATCGTCGGCGGCAGGCATGGCCGAGGCCATGTTCTCAACACACCACCAGCCTGTCGTAGCCAAACGCCCGTCGCCTTCACGACCCACATAAGGCTGACCGACAACCGCCAGCAGAGAACCAACACCGAAGTCCAACTTCATGTCTTCCTCCATGTTCACATAGAGGTCAAGCGGAGGAGCAGAGGACATGAGGTCAAGGTCGGAGAGGGTGATGATAGCACCGCCCTTCTCGCGAGGGTCAATGTGGGCGACTTCCAGCACAACTGCACAGAGAGCATCCCACTTCTCCTTATCGGAGAGAGTCGCAACGAAGGACTCAATCTCGTCAAGTCCTTTGAGAACCTTCATGTTGTCTGCGATGAGACCTTCTCCCGTAGGGAGAAGAGGAGGTGCGCTGAAAATCGTCTTGACTTCGTCGTCAAGGGAATAGACAGAGACACCAGCCTTAGCGTAGGCCGTCCCGTTCTTGGACAGGTTCGCAGGAATGCGAAGAGGCATGAAGGTCGGGTAATTCACCTTAGCAAGGTCGCCACGAAACTTCATGGGAATGACCTGCGGTGCGGAAGTGTCTCCGACTTTGCGACCAATGAACAGGCAAGTGCGCTCAAGGTCTTCGGTAGACCGAGCCTTGCCGTAGGCGTAGTTTGGCGAACCGCTTGGGTAGGTAGGCGAGGACTTGTTCTCAATGCAGATGAAATAGCCCGTTCCATCGTCAAGACGGGTAGCCTGCCGAGGCAGGTTCTCCGTATGCGATTCTGCGACACCCTCTGCGAAAGCAGTCTTGTTCGTCAGAGAGGGGTTGTGAACGACCTTGAAGCCGCCGTCCAAATCGTCTACAAGGTAGAGCGAAATGAGTCCCTGTGCGACAAGTGCCTTGCGACCCTCGCCATCAAGACCCTCAAGGAGGTTCTTGTATTTGTTGTAGAAGACCTTGCCCCAATCCTTGTATCGTGGGGAGGAGAGGAACATGCCCTCAAGCATCACACATCCACTACGGGACAACTTCGCTTTCTCGCTTCGCAATTCAGCCGCCGCCATTCGCAGGGTCTTCGTCTCAATCTCGGCTTCACCGAGACCGTTTGCTTGCAGGCTCAAAGCATGTGCATCAAGCACACGCTTATGTCGTGAAGCCAATTCGCTCACCGAACATCCCACATTCTTCGCCACTCTTTCCATCATGTTTGCATCAACCATCGTTTTCCACTTCCGTTGTATTTTGTCCTAAATCTCCATGTCCATATAAACCTCACCCACAGAGCATTCGGCAATAATTCCACCGAACCACCGTCTCATCAACGCCTGCGAGAATATCACGCTCGCTGATGATGGAAGCCTCAATGACTTTCATTTTGGCTTCGCTGGTTGCCGAGGATGAGACGGCGTAGTCAAGAACCTGCTTGATTACCATTCTCATAGGCATGGAGAGAATCATTTTGACTGCGTCCTCAAGGCCTTGAGCCTTTACGCACATACGGAGGAAAGCCTTCTCGCTGAAATTAACATCGGTTAGACCGAGGATGAAACGCTCCCTGTTTAGGGGTGGGAGTGTGGCGTAGGCTTGCAGGCAACCAATCGCATTCCGCAGGTCGCCACGGTGGGCCTGCACGATGTATTGCACATGCGGTGATGGGAGAACGAGACGCTCTTGCGCCGCTATGCGAATGAGTCTGTCAATCATGGCTTCTTCCTCTATCGGAGTGAAGGTTCGCAACTGACAACGGGATTGCAACCACGGTGAGACCTTGCTCAAGTCGTTGCATGTGAGAATGAAATAGCAAGTCGCATTCTCAATAACGCCTTTGAGAGCGTCTTGTGCTTGGATAGTGAGACGGTCAGCCTCGTCAAGCAGAATGATGGTCTTCCACATACCGCTTGTTGCGAGAGGGATAATGTCCTCCTCCACAAACTCAATGCCCCTCGTCTTCTTGCTGGAAGCATTGAAGACATGCAGGGTATAACCGAGTTGCTTTGCAAGGATATGGGCGCAAGTCGTCTTACCCGTCCCTGCCTCGTAGGAATGAAAAAGAAAGTGGGTCATTGGAGCGTCTCC